AGAAGATGCTCTTCTAGTTTACCGTATTGCACGTGCACCCGAGCGTAGAGTGTTTTACGTCGATGTAGGTCAGCTGCCAAAGCAAAAGGCTGAACAATACATGAGAGATATGATGAGCCGTTTCCGCAATAAGCTCATCTACAACCAAGCAACCGGGGAGGTTAGAGATGAAAGAAATCACCTTTCGGTTCTTGAAGATTATTGGTTACCAAGAAGAGAAGGTTCAAGAGGAACCGAGATCACCACCCTTCCCGGTGGTCAGGCCATGTCTCAAATCGAAGACGTTGATTATTTTAAGAAAAAGCTTTATAACTCTTTAAACGTTCCAATTAGCCGCCTAACTTCAGAATCTACCGGGTTTAACATGGGTAGATCCGTAGAAATTACCAGAGAAGAAGTTAAATTTTACAAATTCATTGATAGACTCAGACATCACTTTTCAAAGATGTTCTTGGACATCTTGCGCGTTCAGCTTCTTCTAAAGGGTGTAATGACCGAGGAAGATTGGCATCAGCTTAAGATTGATATTAAGTTTAATTTTAATACCGATAACTATTTCTGGGATCTAAAGGAAGCTGAAATTTTGGCAGAACGATTGAAAATGATTTCAATAGTTGATCCTTATGTTGGTAAGTATTTCTCTTCTGCATATATCCGTAAAAACATTCTTCGTCAAACAGAAGAAGATATGCGTTCTATGGATAAAGAGATGGAAGTAGATAAGCAAAAAATGCAAGCAGAGCAAATGGCTTTGATGGCACAACAACAGGCTCAACAACAAGGAGCTGAAGAAAGCGCAGAACAGTAATGGAATCTTTAACAAAAATTTTATTAAAAAATGGCGTAAGGGGAATGCTTTCGGAAAATGAAAGTTATTTTAAGGAAAATATTGTTCAAACGCTTTCATTTAAACTGAATGCTTCCATCCAAGAGGCAACTTTAGCTCTATCTGAGAACCTTTTAGTATCAGAGTCAACAACTCCAGAAACACAAAGTTTGAAAAACTTTGTTATATTTTTGGAGTCATTTAAACCCGGAAAATTTAAATTTAAAGATGACAGCATTATAAATATTACTGAATCTGATATTGAAAGCATAAAAAAATTGTTTGAGGGGTTAAATACAAAAAATCGTCTTCAACTAACAAAAGACATTTTTAAAAACCCGACAGAATTCAAACAACACATAGAATTTTCAAAATCAGCAAAAGGACTTTTATGAAAAACAATATCAGAGAAATGATTAAGAGTGCAATTGAAGAGAACGCAGTTTCTTTTAAGGATACTGCCTCTCAAACACTGTACACAAAGGTTGCCAGCAAACTACAAGAGCAATACAAAACAGTCGCACAAAACTTAATGAGACCAACCAATGAAGCTGATAACAGAACTAACTGAAGACATCAAGTATATCAAGGAAAATGTCGGCAACGGTGAAAAGCACTATTTCATCGAAGGCATTTTCATGCAAGCTGAACAAAAAAACCGAAACGGAAGAATCTATCCAAAGAACATTTTGGCAAAAGAAACCGGGCGCTATATCAACGAATACGTCAATAAAGGCCGTGCTTTAGGTGAATTAAACCACCCATCTGGCCCAACTGTAAATCTTGATAGAGTTTCACATATCGTAAAAGATCTCCACGAAGATGGAAATAACATCTACGGAAAAGCCAAGGTATTAGATACACCAATGGGCCGTATTGTCAAGAATTTGATTGACGAAGGTGCCCAACTTGGAGTTTCTACAAGAGGTATGGGTTCTCTTAAGGCCCGTAATGGATTCCAAGAAGTCCAAGAAGACTTCATGCTTGCAGCAATCGATATTGTTGCAGATCCTTCGGCCCCAAATGCTTTCGTAAATGGAATCATGGAAGGCAGAGAATGGATTTTTGAAAATGGAATCTGGACAGAAAGACAAAGAGATTCAGCCGTTAAGCTAATCAAGTCGTCTTCAAAAAGAGAACTCAACAAGAACATCGTCAAGGTATTCGAAGAATTCTTCAATAAACTCTCATGAGATATAAGCTACCAAACGACACTAAAGACTATCTTTTGTTTATGATAGAAAACAGGATTGAAAACAATCCTCAAGATTCTGTTTTTAAGAATAAAAAATGTTACGAACAGCTTTATATCTTAGAGCAACCTGAAGATAAAAAGCTTGAACCACCACAAGGTGGAATGGGATCTGGTCAAAAAAGAAAAAATCCAAAAGACAAGTCACCCGGATTTACTGAAATAATGATGGGCGACGAGGACGAAGATAAACAGTATAAAGATAAAACTGATGGGGATAAAACTGAGGAAGAAGGCGATACAGATAACCCATTATATAAAATTTTAGGGGCAGCTGGGTTATCACTCTTAGGTGGTGCAGCAAAAGCTGGTGGTGATTATGTTGCTGGTGCTTTAGGAAAAGTGGCCGGAACTGGTTTAGGTGGCAAAGCATTAAAATATGGTGCTCAGGGCATTGCAAGTTTGGCCAAACAAGCGGAAGAAATTTCTGGCAAAACTTGGATTGAGGCCCAACTAGGAAAAATTGGCCAAAGCCAAATGGAACTCGCTGCGCAGGGTGCCGGTTCTCCTTGGACAAAATTTGTAATCCCAGAAAAGAAGCCAACCAAAGTACTCTCATCAAAAGAAGCATATGACAAAGAAACACAAGATCTTGCAAGTCAAATGAAAGGCGAAGAGATAAGAAACCGTGCAAGACAACAAGGATTGATTCCTTGAACAATCATTTAATATAAATAATTTTACAATTTAAGGATCCTTTGATTATGAAAAACAACAAAAAGTATACAATTTCTGAAGCTGCCGCCGAAGCCATGGGCCTCGGTGCTATTTCTGATGGAAAGCCAGATTTCGACGCCACCGGAAAGGGTTCAATGACCCCAGCTCCAGTAGTCGCTGGTATGCCTGCAACAACCCCAGTTGCTTCCCCAGTAGTCCCCAACAGCATGGCTGGTGGTGCAAAGATGGCTGCTGCTCCTGCTCAACCACAAGTTGAAGAGGAAAACGAAGAAGCAGAAGAGGAAATGGAAGACTCGGAATCGGAACCAGATACCGATGTCGAAGAAGTCGAAGAACAAGCAAGAGCTCAATTCCGTTCGGCTCTAGTATCCCTTCTCGGTGAAGAAAACGCCACAGAAGATCTAGTCGAAAAGCTTGAGGGAATTTTTGAAGCAGCTGTCACCGACCGCGTTGAGCGCACAGTCGCAACAATCGTAGAGGACGTTGACAAGAACGTCAAGACCTATCTTGACAATGTCACAGAATCCTTGGTTGAAAAAGTTGACGATTATCTTGACTATGTCGTTGAAGAATGGATGACAGAAAACGCTGTCGCCGTCGAACAAGGCATCAAGACTCAAATCGCTGAAAACTTCATCACAGGTTTGAAAAATCTCTTTGAGAACCACTACATCGACGTTCCAAACGAGAAGTATAACGTTCTAGACGAACTTTATGCCCAAAACCGTGAACTAGAGGGTAAGCTCAACGAATCTTTCAATCAAAACATTGCTCTCCGAAAGCAAGTTGAATTGACAGAGTGCGCCGGAATCTTCGTTGCCGAGACAAGAGATCTTGCCGACACACAAATTTCCAAGCTTCAATCCTTGATGGAAAACGTCAGCTTTGCTTCAACCGATGAGTATCGCAGCAAGCTAGTTGCCATCAAAGAAAACTACGTAAACACATCAAAAGTTTCTGCTCCAGCCCGTTCACCAGAACCAGAGCAAACTTTTTCACCAGTCAAGGGTAATCCAACAACATTAGTAGAAGGATATGTTGGAGCCTTGGGTAGACTAAACAAGAAAGTCTAAAAAACAAATTTTATAAATAATTTTACCTCACAGGAGATAACTTAAAAATGCAATTCGCAGACAACACACCATATGACGTATTAACCGAGAAGTGGGAGCCAGTGCTTTCGCATGAAGCTCTTCCTTCGATCCAAGATGATTACCGCAAGAAGGTAACAGCCGTTCTTTTAGAGAACCAAGAGCAAGCTCTTCGTAGCCAACACCTAACCGAAGACATGGCCTCTGGTAACCTCGGAATGCCTATGGACTACACGAACACAACAAGAGTCTCTGGTTATGACCCAGTACTCATCTCGTTGATTCGTCGTGCCATGCCAAACTTGATGGCCTATGACATCTGCGGCGTTCAACCAATGACCGCCCCAACTGGCCTCATCTTTGCAATGCGCTCCAACTACTCCTTCGCTGGTAACCAAGGCGCTTCTTACGGCGCTGCCGCTTACACCGAAGCCAACTTCCAAGAACCACAACCATCTTACGGTGGTTCGGGTTGGACCTTACCAGCAGCCTTTGCTGCATCTAAGGGTCTATCTGCTGGCTGGAACTACACAAGCGGCATGACAAACTCCGCTTTCCGTGGTACAGCAGGAGCTCTCCAAGCTCTCCGTGGTATGATCACTTCACAAGGTGAAGGTATCGGATCCGCATCACCATACGGAACTTGGAACCAAATGTCGTTCACAATCGACCGCGTTGCCGTCCAAGCTCGTACACGCGCTCTATCCAGCAACTACACCGTCGAATTGGCTCAAGACCTCAAGGCCGTTCACGGATTGGATGCCGAAGCCGAACTC